GTAATAACCCTAAGCCATTTCAATACTTAAGTAATTTAAATCATTTCAAAATACAACTAATTATGTCCGCATCACTTGTTCCTGATATTGAATCACTTGGTCGTAATGTTGAATCTCTTCAAAAAAGATATAATAATCATAAATCATTTATTTATAAAAATCAACTGTTGTCTGACCCTGAGATTGCGAATGAAGATCTAATAGCTGCAATGGATTATTGTCGCAACAATTTATATAAAGCTGAAGCCGCCTATGCTAAAGCATTAACAAAAGATGCAACAATACAATTGCCTAAATTAAAAAAAATAAACAGTATATATCAAGCAGAGATTGATGCACACAAAGGTTTCTGTCGCAATAAAAAGTTTATTTCTTATCTTACGAAAGATTTAGAGGAACTTACAGACCTTGTCTCTTATTGCAATGAAAAAGGCGACTTTAATCGCGTTTCCGAATACTATGAAGAAATAAGAAGAACGAGGGATGATATTAATGACATGCAACATGTCTTAGATATTAACATCAAAGACTTCATTGAGTGCAGAACAGAGGAGGATGCAAGGCAAGCGAATTTGGACATAATTGCAGAATACAAAAGGGAAAAAAAATATTTACACTACCGTCAAAAGTTGGATACTTTGCAGCTTTTAAATAATACGACGAAAATACAGGAGATGCAATCGTTTTGTCAAATGAAAGTGGATGAAATAGAGCGTTATTTGGCACCATTCGTCGCGATTGAAAATAGAGAGGTTAGAAAGGACCGTTTGTTGGATGCAATTCAGGCTCGCGGCGAAGATGAATATTTAACTGAGGATGAACATAATAAATTTTTGGAAGAGGACTATTATTTGCGGCTTCAATTGTATGAAGAATTTGATATAAAAGAGGATAGCATTTGTGCAAGCAGTTTATGGCCTGATGTAGATATGGATAAAATAGATGCAGCTGTTTATATTGCCATGCACATTAAACAAAACCAATAAACAAAACCATAGAATCCTTCACTAACGTTATCACTTCGTAGAGGATTCCAGTCGCTCACCTTCGCTATCGCTCCAAAAACTTATTTATATTATTTATATTATTTATATTATTTATATTATTTATATTATTTATAGTCTCATATATTTTTTTATTCATCTTCCTTCCTTTCTCATTTTAATTTACAGAATCCTTCACTAACGTTCTTACTTCGTAGAGGATTCCAGTCGCTCACCTTCGCTATCGCTCAGGCTCTCTCCAAAATCATCATTTTGCAATATGTGGCTTTCAAATATTTTATTCATTGTATAAATAAACTATGCCACCAATAAACAGCGCAACAATAACAAAGTATATTATTTTGCTCCGCATTTTATAATATTCGCGCATTTTCAAATCATTTGGCTTATATTGTTCGTAATAATTTTCATAAAATTTGCTTAATGATATAGATGGTTTTTCTAGGCGCTGATTTATCTTATTGTGTATAAAATGCATCCAACGTATAAATGCATCACGAGAGTCTAAATAAGGTGATACTGGATATTGATCTAGAAGTTGGCTAAAATAAGTTGCCATGCTTTCTATAGGAATAAATAGTGGTATGTTATGAACAAATTCGTAATACTTCTTCTTTGTAATAGTATTTGGCCTATGCGGATAACACATTGCAACTGTGTGCAAAAAAAACCAATAATGTGGCCCCCATACTTTTGAATCTAATCCCATTTGAATAAATTATATATTAAAAGATAATTGTTTAAACATATTAACCATTATACTATTAGTCGTATATTTAATGAATAAAACAAACATATGCAATAATTGTGGAAAACACGGACATGTGTTTCATCAATGTAAATTACCTATAACCAGTTATGGAATTATTTTATTTAGACCAAGTGACCAAGGAATACAGTACTTAATGATACGCCGCAAAGATAGTTTCGGTTACATAGATCTAATTAGAGGAAAATATTCATCGTATAATGTGGAACAAATACAGAAAAGTGTAGATGAAATGTCACTTTGTGAAAAAGAGCGATTAAAAACAGAGTCATTTGAAAATTTGTGGAAGATGTTATGGGGTGAAAATAACGGAATACAATATAGAGGTGAAGAAGTTGCGTCATCTAAGAAATTTGATATTATAAAAAATGGAATTCAAATTAATACTGAAAAGATCACCCTGGATGATATAATACAAAATAGTAAAACATCGTGGGTAGAGACAGAGTGGGAATTTCCAAAAGGACGACGCAATTTTCAGGAAAAAGATTTAGAATGTGCATTAAGAGAATTTGAAGAGGAAACAGGGTATTGTAGTAAAAAAATCAAAGTTGTAGATAATTTGTTACCATTTGAAGAAATATTTATTGGTTCAAACCACAAATCTTATAAACACAAGTATTTTTTGGCGTATATGAATGAAACTATTGATATTTTGCAAAATTATCAAAAAACAGAGGTTAGCAAACTAGAATGGAAAACAATTGACGAGTGTTTAGAGTCAATCAGACCGTATAATTTAGAAAAGAAGCAAATAATAACAAATATAAATAAAGTGTTACAAGAATATAGATTATATTCATAATATATAATAATGCAATCACAACAACCAAAAACTACAGGAATTCTAAAAGTCACAAAACCAAAAAAATTACCAAAAAAAATAATAATCGCTGAACATGTTCAAGAAGAGAAAAAGGATGAAACATTGGATGAATTGAAGGAAGAATTTGAGATGAATGAATGTGGTGTTTCTGAGAATAAATATGATAAAAAGTGCAACAAATTCTTATTAAAAAAGGAGTTGTTAGAGAGAAATGAATTGTCGCGACATCCTGAAGAGGACGATTTTTTGTATCCTAGTTTAAATGATCCGAACTTTATTGTTAAAATTGCAGAAAAAAAGGAATTCAATGATACTAGATATGATGGAAAGATTTATGATATTGAGGAACAATCAAACCTTTTAGCAAATGCGGAGTTTGAGCTGGCTCCTCAACAAGCCTTTGTTCGCAATTTTCTCTCATTTCAAACACCTTATAACAGTCTTTTGCTATACCATGGATTGGGTTCTGGCAAAACATCAAGTGCAATTGGTGTGTGCGAGGAACAAAGAGATTATTTAAAACAAATGGGGTTTACAAAACAAATTATTATTGTTGCATCACCAAATGTTCAAGACAATTTTCGCTTGCAGATGTTTGATGAGAGAAAATTAAAACAAGTCGACGGATTATGGAATCTTAAAGGTGCAACCGGAAATAAGTATTTGAAAGAAATTAATCCTATGAATATGAAAGGTCTTACAAAAGAAAAAGTTATAAGCCAGGTAAAAGGCATTATAAACGCATCCTATTTATTTTTAGGATACATTGAATTTGCAAACTACATTGAAAAGGTAAAGGAAGTAAAAGGCGCTTTCAAGGATGAAGCCGACAAGCAACTAAAAATGATTCGTAATTTAAAATATGAATTTGATAATAGATTAATTGTAATAGATGAGATTCATAATATCAGAATTGCTGAGGAGAATAAAAATAAAAAGGTAGCATTACAATTATTAGACTTGGTAAAATCCGCGTCTAATTTGCGTTTATTGCTGTTATCTGCGACACCAATGTATAATAGTTACAAGGAAATTATTTGGTTGTTAAATTTGATGAATTTGAACGATAGACGTGCAACTGTTGAGATAAAAGATGTATTTGATAAGGATGGAAATTTCAAAAAAGGACCCAATGGTGAAGAAGAAGGAAAGGAATTATTGATAAGAAAAGCAACAGGATATGTATCATTTGTTAGAGGTGAAAATCCATATACATTTCCTTTCAGAGTTTATCCTTCAGTCTTTTCTCCAAAATCAACGTTGGATGACATTCGCTATCCAAAATATCAAATGAATGGGAAAAAAATAAAAGATGAAGACACAATTAATATTCTGAAATCAACCATTTATTTAACAGATATTGGAAAATATCAATCTATGGGATATAAGTTTGTAATTGATAGTTTAAGGAAAAAAAAAATAAGCATAACTACAAAAACCGGAATTGTTAGAGATATGCCTAGCTTTGATAATATGGAGTCATTTGGATATACATTATTGCAAATACCGCTGGAAGCATTGAATATTGTTTATCCAATGGAAGGATTGGAATATGCTGTGGAAAACATTGAACCAATTGAACCAATTGAACCAATTGAACCAATTGAAAGTTTATCTGATTCAGAATCTGTCTTAGAGCCAAAATCCTTCACTAACGTTACGGATTCCAGTCGCTCACCTTCGCTATCGCTCCGGATCGCTTCAAAACCTGGGCCAAAACTTGGGCCAAAACCTGTAACAAACCTTGCACCAAAACCTGTAACAAACCCTGTAACAACCCTTGCACCAAAACCAGCACTACCCGTATTTAAAAGCGCTGGACAATTGGAATCCAGTATAGAACCACATTTAGCAATTGAATTAACAAAAAAACCATCTAGTGAAAAATCATTAACTTCATACAATGGCGGTGGTCCTGATAGTACTAGCAGCAGCGGCACTCCTCAAATATTTATTAATGCAAATGATTTAACCGGAAAGAGAGGTTTGGAACGCGTCATGGATTTTATTGACAGCAAAAGCCCTCCCGAAAAAGGGTCTTTTGAATATAAAAAATGGTTAGTAGATAAGAGTGAGAGAATCTTCTCTCCAGATAAAATTGGCAACTATAGTTCAAAGTTCAACTCAATTTGTAAAAATATTGTATCTGCTGATGGGCATGTTGCAGATGGAATCATATTAATTTATTCCCAGTATATTGATGGCGGTTTGATACCATTGGCGCTTGCATTAGAAGAAATGGGATTTTCAAGATATGGTGATGGAGTCAAATCATTATTCAAAACACCTCCAACAGAATTGGTTGATTCTAGAACATTGAAACCACGCAAGAATAAGAAGGATAGTTTTATGCCAGCAAAATACATAATGATTACAGGTGATCCAAGAATATCACCAAACAATGATTATGAGATCAAGGCTATTACAAATGATGACAACAAAGATGGGCATAAAATAAAAATAGTTTTGATTTCTCAAGCAGGCTCAGAAGGAGTTGATTTCAAGTTTTTAAGACAAGTCCATATTATTGATCCATGGTATAACATGAATAGAATAGAACAAATTATTGGTAGAGGCGTTCGTAATTTTAGTCATAAAAATTTGAATTTTGAAGATCGTAATGTGCAAATATTCATATATGGAACAATATTGGAAAATAATGAAGAGGAGGCCGCTGATTTATACGTGTATAGAGTAGCAGAATATAAAGCTCTTCAAATGGGGCGAGTTAGTCGTATATTAAAAGAAACATCTGTTGATTGCATAATTAATCACGATCAAACAAATTTTACTCAGGAAAATATTGAGAAAGAGACAACAAAAAAGGTAACACAGATCTTATCAAATGGAATGGTTTTAGACGATTTTAAAGTTGGAGATATACCATATTCAGCAGCATGCGATTATATGGCAGATTGTGAATACAAATGTTATCCGGATAAACAAATAGACGACGAAAATACGAGAGAAGACACATACAATGAAACATTTATTATGATGAATTCTGAAAAAATATTCCAAAAAATAAGACATTTGTTTAATGATAAGATAGATGGCAAATTTTTCTTCAAAAAGGCTGATTTAATTCGTCGCATAAACACGCCAAAATCATATCCAATTGTTCAAATATACGCGGCATTAACACAACTGATAGAAGATGCAACGGAATCCATTACAGATAAATATGGTAGAACTGGTCATTTAGTGAATATTGGAGAATATTATCTATTTCAACCAAGCGAATTGAATAATCCGCGGGCAACTATTTTTGAAAGGTCGGTTCCGTTGGATTTCAAACACAACGTGGTAAATTTTGAGTTAAAAACCGATCTAATGAGAGAAGTTGTTGAACCAAAACCACAACGCGCTCCAAGCGCCACCCCCATAACTCAACCGAAAGAAGAACTTAAAAAGGCGAAAATTATTGAAGAGGCAAAAATAAAAGAAGCAGAATCACCAGTTATTATTGAAATGAAAGGCAATTTTGATTTGGCAATGTCATTTGCAAGAACAAGCGAAAATGTTCCAAGAGGCGATGATAATTGGTATAAACATTGCGGTGTAACTATGAAAAAATTAATAAAGAATGGAATCATTACTTCTCCGGATGCATTGGAATTTTTAGTTGAACATTTGGTTGATATGTTGTTATACCATGAAAAACTGCAATTAATCAATTATATATATTCATTTGATATGTTTGAGGAAAATACATTTGAATACTATATTAAAAAATATTTAGATAAAAAAATCATTAAAACGGCACGATTAACGAGCATGATTTTATTTTCGGGGGATAAAATTCACGTAATGTTATTGAAAAACAAAATATGGTCAAAAGCTGAACCGGAAGATGAGAGAGAAGTTGCAATGGAAACAGTTTCTAAGATGGATTATGTGAATTATGAGTTGAGTAACATAATTGGATTTATTGGACAAGATCAAAAAAATAGATATTTGGTATTTAAAGTGAAAGATATGGAAGCCAAACGAAATACTGGTGCTAGATGCGATGAAGCAAGTAAAACAAAGAAAATTCAAATTCTAATAGAATTGCTTGGGCAGGAATTATTTGATAAATATACCCAAGGAAGCATTAAAGGATTGGTTCAATCCGAATTATGTTCATTGCAAGAGTTTTTATTTAGGTATTACAATAAGAGTAAAAAGAATAATAAACTCTGGTTTTTTGACTATGAAAATGCAATGCTATCAAAAAAGGAATTAAAAATATAATAATGCAAGATTCTTCAAATATTGGTCAAACCGTGTATAATTAAATTATAGCATTTATAACTTAATTAATTTAAAATTGAAATGTAAATAAAAAGATAATTATTATATATATATATTAATGGAGACTGTTGCAACTTTTCAAAAACCGAAATATAAAAAGAAGCAAAATGTAGAAAACAACATTTATACCCGTTCGCTAATCACGCGCAGTATATCATTGCAAATGGTAAATATCGGGAAAAATATTCAACAGACCATTGAAAGATTTATTATAGAGAATTATGAAGGAAAATGCGTTGTAGAAGGGTTTATTAAAGTTGGTTCTTGTAAAATTATAACATACTCTAGTGGATTGATTAAGGGAACAAATATTGGATTTGAAGTTGTATTTGAGTGCCGAATATGCTGTCCAGTGGAAGGAATGTTGATTCAATGTATTGCAAAAAATATAACAAAGGCTGGAATTCGTGCAGAAAGTTCAGATGAAACACCTTCTCCAATTGTGGTGTTTGTTACGAGGGATCATCACTACATGGTTCAATATTTTGCTACGATAGAAGAAGGAAATAAATTCACCGCGCGTGTAATTGGACAACGCTTTGAGTTGAATGATAAATATGTTAGTATTATTGCAGAGTTGGTTGAACCCAAGAAAGATTATACTATGCCAAAAGAGCCTTCAAAGCCCAAGCTAGTTATTGAAGACTAAAAACAACCAACCTGTCAGAACCCTTCACTAACGTTGCGGACTCTAGTTGCTCACCTTTGCTATCGCTCCAAAAAATTAAATAAAATTAAATACAATAATACAAACAAATTTGTATTTAAAAGTAAAGCATGATAATGCATATAGAAATGCTTGCAGAGTCAAATGAATTTACAGAATTAAATATAATTCGCGAGAAAATTGAATCAATGCCAAAATTTAACCAAGTAGAAATATTGCGTATTTTGAGTAAAGATGGATCTGTTACGCTAAATGAAAATAAATACGGAACCTTTATTAATTTAACCGAACTTCAAACTGATATGATTAATAATTTGAAAATGTATATAAATTATGTAAATACACAAGAATGTAACTTGAATGAGCTTGAAAAACAAAAAGAAGAATTCAAAAATATATACTTTACAAAAGATAATAAAGATAATATTGGAAAATCTAATAACAACAAATATGCACAATAGTTACTCTTCAAATCGTCAAAATCAAAAACACGAACACGAACAAAAACACGAACAAAAACACGAACAAAAATGTGTTCAAACAGAATCCTTCACTAACGTTACGGATTCCAGTCACTCACCTTCGCTATCGCTCCGGCTTGCTCCAAATGAGAATTATAATCATGTATTAACCAAGTTACAGGATTATATGTTAAACAGCAAACTACTTGCAAAACAACATTTCAGACCTTTAGATAAGGTAACATCAAAACAGCATGCAGAAAAAGTTATCACAAAAACCCACGCAGAAAAAACTGCATTAGACAATTTTTTTTATCCCAAAGAAAAAGATGCACTATTTTGGTGCTATTTTATTATTCAAAACGGGTTTTCCAAATATGAATATCCGGGAGCAACTAGTTTTGTTAATGAAAAAACGGAAAAATTCAAATGCATTGAATTAATGCGAGCAAATAAGCAACAATTAAAAACCAAAAAGATTAAAAATATCAGGGAAGATGTGGAAGATGAATTAGCAAATAAACAAATTATCGGAATGAAAACATTTATTGCATTATGCATTGCAAGTAATATTAATATTATGTTTATTCAGAATCGTAAATGTTTTGAACTAATATTTGATGAGCAATCACCAATATATGTAGTGCATTGTATGAAAAATAGTGATGCATCTGCGTTCAAATATTGTTATGAAATGAATACAACAAATGAACAATTGGAAAAATACAGGAGTTCTTTATTTAAATGGGAAAGTGTTGATAAACCATTAAAAGCGATAAGTTCATATAAACTTGAAGAATTGCAAGAATTGTGTAAAAAATTAGCATTGGAAATTTGTAATGATAAAGATAATTTTAAAAATAAAACAAAAAAGGACTTGTATGAAACAATAATTATGAATATATAAAATTAAAAATTGATTACAACAATATAAAAATATGTAATGATATATATATAACTATGTCATCTTTTAAACGAGAACCCGAAAATTTAGAATCATCACACAATAAAAAAAGAGACAACTACCAAAATCAATCAAAAGAATCGCCACAAATACAACTAGATAATTTAACCAAACTATTTTGGGGAAATAACCCACATGTAAAAGACGTTCATAAAAATAATGAATTAGAGGTAAAATTTGGAACCAGAGGAATTAAACCTCTTACAAAAATTGATTTTGATAATGTGATTCGCAAATTAAAATCTCTTGGATTTAGTTCTGCAAATGAAGAAGGGTCATATATGTTGCGTATTCAGAACGAGTTTTTAGATCCAACATCTGGACGGTTTAAATTGTCGCCAATAAGAGCCGAAATAGAAGGATTTTCTAAAATTCAAGAATATTGCAAACACAATGACATCAAAAAACTATTGACATTATCGGGATTTGCGGTTGAATTTGTTAATAAAGGACCGTTTGCAAAGGGGAAAGATAAAGATGCTGAACGCGTGCGACCAGTTAATTTTGACGACTTTAATTTCAGAGTCTCATATAGCATTGAGAATACACTAAGGCAAGGCTCTGGAATTGTGCCAAGCATAATTGATAGTTGGGAAAAATCAAAGAAAAGTTTTAGATATTTGAATCGTGTAACATTTTCGCATTCAGACATTCCAATCAAGGTTGATTTGAGTATTGTAAAAAGTTCTAGATTTGAAAACGGAAACCCAGTTTTGGAATATACCACAAGCGAGTCCAACGTATTTCAAAACCCTGAAATTTATGAGATTGAGTTAGAGGTTGATAATTCTAAAATTGGTCCAGGAACAAATACCGATTCTCCTGAATCGTTATTGGCAGCTATTCGCAAAACAATTAAATTTGTATTGATGGGATTGCAAGGAACAAATTATCCAATTTCATACCCAGAACAACGCGGCGTTTTGCAAGAATATATGAAGCTAGTTCATGCAGAAAATTATGACCCCAGAAAACACGAAAGAGTTTATTCTAGCAATTTTATTGGTCCATCATCTACTACTTTGCAAATAAATAATATTGTTTCTATTAATGATAATACAATTATACCCAATATTCGCAAAGATTACACTGTAACGGATAAAGCGGATGGTGAAAGACATTTATTATTCATCTCTGGAAAGGGAAAAATTTATTTAATAAATACAAATATGAACGTTTTATTTACTGGAGCAGAAACCGATAAAAAAGAAATATTCAACACGTTGGTTGATGGCGAAATTATTCTTCATGACAAATTTGGAAAGTTTATTAACCTGTATGCAGCGTTTGATATTTATTATATTGATAAAAAGGATGTTAGACCTCTAGGGTTTATTCCAAAGACTAAGGATGAATTGAAATCAAAGTTCCGATTACCTTTATTGAAACATATAGTTAAATTAATAGAACCAAAATCAGTGGTAAAGGATGAGGCAGTTAGTCCAATTAGAATAGAATCAAAACAGTTTTATCCATGGAATCCTATTCAAAATATATTTGATGCATGCAATGTAATTTTGACTAGAGACAAAGACGGACTATTTGAATATAATACAGATGGTCTTATATTTACACCAGCCAATATGGGTGTTGGTGCCGATGAGATTGGCAAGGTTGGAAAATTATCAAAAGTAACATGGGAGTATTCTTTCAAGTGGAAGCCCGCCTACTACAATACGATTGATTTCTTAGTAACAACAAAAAAGTCTAAAACAGGATTAGATGAAGTCACACCAATATTTCAAGATGGACTGCAAGCTGCATCTGTTGCACAAATAAATGAGTATAAAACAATTGTTCTAAGATGTGGATTTAGTGAAAGCCGTGATGGATATATTAATCCGTGTCAAGACGTTATAAATGACGTTCTTCCAACAGTAAGTTCAAGTGATGGGAAAAAACCCGACGATTATTATCCTGTTCAATTTTATCCATCAGACCCATATGATCCAACCGCTGGAATTTGCAATATTATGTTGAAAAAAGATGATACGGGTGTTCAACAAATGTACACTGAGGAAAATGAAGTATTTGATGATAATACAATTGTAGAATTTCGTTATGAGCTGGATAATGAATCTGGTTGGAGATGGATACCTTTGCGTGTTCGTTATGACAAGACCGCGGAGTTGCGAAATACTGGCAAAAACTTTGGAAATGCATATCGCGTTGCAAATAGCAATTGGCATTCTATACACAATCCAATCACCGAAACGATGATTTGCACTGGAAATAATATTCCAGATGAACTCGCAGATGATGACGTGTATTATAATAAATTTACAGGAAGCAGTAAAACGCGAGGATTGCGTGATTTTCACAATTTATTTGTTAAAAAATTGCTAATAACAAGTGTATCAAAGAGAACAGATACATTGATAGATTTTGCTTGCGGTAAAGCGGGAGATATGTCAAAGTGGATTGCATCAAAGTTGTCATTTGTTTTTGGAATTGATGTTTCCAAGGACAATTTGGAGAATAGATTGAATGGAGCTTGCGCCAGGTTCTTAAATTATCGCAAGGATTTTAAACACATGCCGTATGCTTTGTTTGTAAATGGAAATAGTAGCTTGAATATTCGCAGCGGATTGGCGATGATGAATGATAAAGCAATACAAATAACAAAGGCGGTTTTTGGCCACGGGCACAATGATGCAGAAAAACTCGGAAAAGGAGTCGCAAGACAATTTGGAAAAGGTGAAGAGGGATTTAATGTATCATCATGTCAATTTGCGTTACACTATTTCTTTGAAAATCAAACAACATTTCAAAACTTTATGAGAAATGTGTCTGAATGCACCAAACTTGGTGGATATTTTATTGGCACGTGCTATGATGGCAAACTAATCTTCAACTTGTTGAAAAAGAAACAAATAGATGAAAGCATTGAACTATATGAAGGAAGTAGAAAGATATGGGAAATCAAAAAAGAATATAATGATGCAGCATTTGATGACGATGTTACTAGTTTGGGATATAAAATCAACGTGTTTCAAGAATCCATTAATAAAATGTTTTCAGAGTATTTGGTCAATTTTGACTATTTGGAACGAATTATGGAAAATTATGGGTTCAAATTATTAACAAGAGACGAGGCGAAGAGTATTGGATTACCGGAAGGGTCCGGATTATTTAGCGAATTATACAATTTAATGCAAGATGAAGTCAAGCGTAGCCCATTTAAAAAGGAAGAATATGGAAGTGCGTTAGATATGAACCCAAATGAGAAAAAGATTTCATTCTTAAATAGATATTTTGCATTCAAAAAAATTAGCCATGTAAATGCGGAAAAAGTTGCGTTAGAATTGATAGACGAAACTGTTGCGGAAAGAAAGGTGACTCGCGCAAATCAAGGTGAAGCATATGTTAAAAAATCATCAAAACCAGCAAAAACATTGGAAAATAAAAAGGCGCGCCCGTTGAATAAAAAAATAGTGTTAGTTGCCGCATCTGAAGCAATTGATTCTGTTCCCGAAGAAGAAAAAGAACCTACTCCTGCTCCTACTCCTGCCCCTACTCCTGCCCCTACTCCTGCTCCTACTCCTGCCCCTACTCCTGCTTTAACGGTTGAAAAGAAACCAAGAAAACCTCGCGCAAAAAAATTAGTGTTGGAACCCGATGTAAAAGAAAACCCAATAGTTGCAGAAGATGTAGATGTTGCATCCGCAGCACCTGGCGCGGTGGAAGAAGAAAAAGAAGTTGTGTCTTTGCCACAAACTAAAGGAACTATTATCAAAGAGTCGGAAACACCCGCACCAGCAGCAAAAAAGGCCACCAAGAAAAAACTCAAATTTAAAATAGACGAATAATAAAAATAATAAAATTAATCAAATATTATAATATTTTGCTAATCACTTAAACAAAAAATTATATATAATATAACCTCTACAATGAGTTATTACACATTACCTAGAAAACAAACTATGAGCAAAATTAATCCAACATTCAGCGATGAAGCATTAGTTCCCATTATTTCATTTAGTTTAATACATTATCTAAATATAGCGCAAGAATTTGTTAAAAAAATAAAACACAACAATTGTGAAACCGAAAGTCATGATCAAACTCCTTTGGCTATCGCCTCAGGTGTTCAGTCGCTCCCCGGCGCATTTGGCTACGGGTCGCCCCATAATATTGATTTTCTTTATAGAATAATTAATCCGTTTGAGTTCATACATTATAAAGTGCCTGGGTCCAAATTTTCTGTTAGTAAAATTAAAGCAAACTCCCCGACATTTTATATTTTAATGGAAATTGTAAATATATTTAATATCTTTGATTCATTCCTCGGTAGGAATATAAAAGCAATACATTGTGGTGCAAATAATGCTTCAACAATTGAATGTATGAATATTTTCAGAGAAAATAATAATGATGTTATTTATGAACATTTTTTAGAAAGTGAAATTTCTAGTTTTAAAACCATACAAGGAATAGAAACGATGATGATTGATTTTTTATATTTTGAGCTGAATAACTTAGATGAAACCATAAATATAAATAAATATGTTCTTAATTTTATTATAGTAATGTGCAATATTCTTACGTATCAAAATGTAAATGGCACATGCATTATTAAAATTGATACGTTATTTTATAAACCAATTTTGGATATTTTATACATATTGACTGGAATGTATGAAAAAATTTATATTATAAAACCAAACACCTCCAATATATTTAAAACAGAAAGATTCATTATATGTAAAAATTTTATTTCAGATTATTCAAAGACATTAGAAAATAATAACACATTAAAGGTTTTAAAAATGATTATAGATGATAGAATAGCAAATGGCAAACAAATTAGTTCATTAATAAAACACGACTTGCCTTATTATTTTTTAAATAAAGTAGAGGAATCAAATATAATTATTGGTCATTTGCAATTAGAACAATATGACCAAATAATAAATCTTGTCAAAAATAAAAATAAAGATGACAAGATAGAAACATTAAAAAAGAATAACATTCAAAAATGTATTCAATGGTGCGATAAACACAAAATACCATATAATAAATTTGTGGACAAACTTAATATATTTTTACCAATAGTGATATATGATGATGTAATAATAAATACGCATGAATTAGTTCAGATGGATATAGATGATGTTGTAGATATTAGTGTTGATGTTGATGCCGATGATATACATGAAATCTTTTTGGAGCGAGCCGGAGCGATAGCGAAGGTGAGCGATAGCGAAGGTGAGCGACTAGAATCCTCTACGAAGTAAGAACATTAGTGAAGGATTCCACTAATATTCTAGCCGCTCCAAATAGTTTGAAGCGATAGTGAAGGTGAGTTTATTTTATGGGTTGCCCTCCAGGATTTGAAGCGCTTATGCCATTATTTGCAACACTTGGACCACCACTTGAAATTCCAATATATTGAGCCTCTTTTGACATGTAATCATCTGCTTTTCCAAAACAAGTTTTGGGATTATAGCTAACCTGTCTGAATATAATTGGCAATGCGGGACTGCATTGTTGAACTTTGGATTTGTAGATAAATGGTGTAAAAGGCGTTTGACCGATATTAGCAACGCTCATCGTGCTTGTAGAACCTCTTAGCGCATTGCTATTATTTACATTCTTTTCAATGGTCGTTAAACCCAATTTTAATATTCTCGCGCTGCTAGAAACTGCACCTTGAACAGCAAATTGAGGGTTACTTGGTTTATATACTACTAATTTGCATCCATTTGGATTGCTTGGGCCAGTTAAACTCATTCCATAATAAGGATTTTTAATAAAGTTACTAAAAACATAAGCAGCTTGAGCAGAGTTGCCCGATTTTAAGTCAGATATAAATCCAACAAATTGCTGGATGGTGCTTATTCTTAAGTTGTAAAAATTATTGATATCATTATTGGAAAAAAGACCATCATTATTTAAAATTTGAAATGCTAATGCGACTAATTCAACTTGAGTGTATGTTCCCAACCCAGTATTAGGATAACAATTTCCAACATAAGTGTTTGCGAGTGTAATTGGACTGCCCGGTTTTGCTGCTGCTAACATTGCGGGTGTAATATTTTTGTTGTTCTTTAATAATGCGGCATCCGTGAAATAATCTTCTTGCGTTTTAAAATTGAAAACACGCTGATCATATGTTTGGCATCTATTTTGCCTATATTGTTGAAGGGTTGTGAAATAATTTTTCTTCAAATTTGTGCTTGCTGGTCTAACTCGCAACAATGCTTTTCTGGGTTCATTGCAACAAAATGGTGGTGTTGTGCAAACAGATTGCGGGTTATTTGTCAAGTATGGGCTAGGGGAAAAATCTGTCACCATGCTAATACCATCGCAATTTTTGCAATCAATGTTGGATTGTATATTTTCATTCAATTCATCAATTGGATTATGCTTTACTGAATATCCGCCTGGTCTATCCATGAGTTGTCCAATAAGACCACCTGTTTTATTTTCTAAACCTGCGGAAGATTTACTCATTCTATTTGCATTAACCGTTATGTATTGACTTGGATCATTTGGATTAATAATTGTATAAGGAACTTGGGTAACAGTGCCTTTTCTAAACTGCCATTTAAGTGGTCTTGCTGCGCCCTGTTTATAAACAGCAATATTTGTAAGGTCATTATTTGTTAAAGGTCTAATACTTCCAGCAGTTATGCCAACTGGATTGCTATAACGACCGGTTCCTTTCCATGTTATATATTCTGCTGTAAAAGGCGCATTGGGAGATGAATTGTTATATGAATGCATGCCTTGGGGATAAAATGCTGATGCCATTATAATATAAATAAAGAAGAAAATAAAAGTATTTATATATATTAATGTTGATCAAGCTTCTTATTTTATTTTTTATTTGTTTAATAGTGTATCAATTCTTTTTAGCTGGAGGGCCTATTATTGAGGGGCTTGATAATGGTGCCGGAGCTGCGGACCCATCATCTTGTTCATCCTCCATTTTAGCTTATAAAAATGCCGCCGCTATTGAAATTCTTCAAGATCAAATTAAACAAGTTATGGGGCTAGATAAAGAAGTTCAAGATATTAGTGGGAATGTGGTTACATTGAATGATCAAGTTCTTGGTTTAGTGAAAGCCCAATCTGCTGCATCACAACAATTAGTGGGTAATAAGCCATTGGCAATAAGTGGAACTCAATCAGCATAATATTTTTGTTTTAACTATATTTTATTTATTAATTAAATGAACAAAAATATTTATATAACTATAAATTATATGTCAAATATATTTCAACAAGTATTATCAAATGCATCGGGAGTAGAGCAAAATTTATTAGGCCCAGATTATCCATATTGGGAAAATATTAAAAACCCACGTGCCATTGGTATGTCAGATGAAGGAAGTTTATCGGCAATGGGAAATGACATTAATGGTTTAATTCAATATGTGCAAGTATTAGTGACTGGTGGAGGTGCATCTGCAACTGGCGGTCCTTTAGGAAATAAATTTTTCTTACAAACTGGTGGAAAATGCAATGATGTGAAAACTAAAAAGGAAGTTGATAGATACATCTATATCAACAATGTTCCTATGGGAAATATTCCATTTATATCATCGGGGCTGGGAACTGATTTTTCAGATTTCAAGGGATTAATTCCAGGAACAATGGGAAATTTAAATGTGTTGAATCCTTTTGCAATATTGAGCTCTTTTACATCTGGAGCAACACCAGATTGTCAAGAATTAACAATGCAAGTGGTTGGGCCAACACCTCCGGGGTTAAGTGGTAGTGGAGGATTAGGTCCAAATGCTACTGGCAGCGAAACACATTTTGTTACAACGGTTGATATTAGTAATATGGACGCATGCAATTGGGGTTCTGGTGGAACAAATTCAGTAACAGGAAAAACGTGCAGCGAAACATTTGAAAACATGAATATGAGTCCCGCGCCAGTGGTTGAATCCCTACCAAATGACCCCGTTGTGCAATTATATTTTGCTTGTTTGGGATTATTGGGCGTTTATGTTTTGTATTGCATCATGATAAAACGTCAAAAACTTATCTAATGTAACTAAACTGTAATAAAGACTTATTACTTTTTAAATATATAAAATACCCTGATGGATTTTGTATATTTATTGATGAATGGAAGCGAATGGGAAGATATAGTTGTAATTTTATCCCAAGATGATGCAATTAAAGCTTCAATTGACAAACCAAATAGTAGAGTAGAAATTTTCAGTAAAAATACTAAATTTGGAGCGAGCCGGAGCGATAGCGAAGGTGAGCGACTGGAATCCGTAACGTTAGTGAAGGATTCGGGTTATACGCCCACATATAATTACTATAAAAACGGCGAATATATTCAATATAAATAAATATATTCAAAATTTACTGCTTTCTGCGTCTGCGACCACCAACCGCGGGTCCTTGCATGTTCCACTGCTCATTAAATCCAACTACCTCGGCTTGACCACCTTTGCGTCTGCGTCTGCGCCCGCCCATGGCTCCTGTACTGCTCCCCATACCGATAGCTTTCTTTGTTTTATCATATGCGCTGCTAAACCAATTTCCTACGCCGGACACAGCGCTTCCAACACCACTTGCCATATTGCTAACTCCGCTTCCGACCCCACTCGCCATATTGCTAACTCCTGTAGATGCCGCTCCATAGCCCATGTCTTGACCTCCTCGTCTGCGTCTTCTGGAGCCACCCATTTTAGATGAAGTGCTTGAACCACCCATTTTATGGGAACTAGATGAAGTCCTCATTGAGGTGCTTGAACCAGCTCGGCTGCGTCTTCTAGAGCCGCCCATTTTATGGGAACTAGATGAAGTCCTCGCTAAAGTGCTTGAACCAGCTCGGCTGCGTCTTCTGGAGCCACCCATTTTAGGTGAAGTCTTCATTGTAGTGGTTTGCCCGCCTCGTCTGTTTCGTTTTGTTGATGCCATTATATTATAACAAAAGAAATTATAATATAATTACCTAAAATTTATTCAAAATTTATTCAAAAATTTATCTTTTTAAAAGCATAACGTATATTTGATATGCGGCTAAAGCTCCAGCAACTTCAACTACAATGTATGGGATAACATCGCTTGCCGCCAATTTACCCGCGGCTAAAAGTGCAATTGTAACGGCTGGATTAAACGAACCGCCAGAAATGGGTCCTCCTAATAATATAACAAGAGCCAATGCCGCACCAATAGCTAAATAATTGCCAGTTGCTAAAATAACAAAAACAAATAATAATGTTCCTAAAAACTCAACAACGTACTTGTTCATCATATTTATATATTTACTTAATATTTTTTTTTATATATTTTTAATAAGTTTGTGATACTAAAGAACCTATTGCACAAACTCTTCCATTACATAAATTGTAATTAAATATTGACCCCTTCTTGGCAGGTGCAGTGCATCCACCAGATCTAACCATGCGCAATGCGGTTTTCACATCATTTCTATCATAAGACTTGTATGATAATGGGGCGCTTGAAGGTAATCCTTGCTTTAAAGAGCTCTGACCAACAGCAGCGCTCTTTTTTGCGGCCATATACATGGATGATGTTGCTGGAGCAACATATTTTGTGGATTGTGATACATTAAATCTTCGTTGCAAATCTCCTGAATATTGACTGGTAGATGGAATTGGAGAATACATTTGAGTTCCTCTTCCAAAATTATGTTGCGTTGTATTTGTTCGTCTATATTGAGCGCGTGCTTGAGAAAATGTGCTCGCACCATCAGATGGATAAAACTGAGGAGGGTTGGGGTGAATGCCTGTAAGAACGCCTAATTGACTATGATAATTTGTATTAGGGGTTCTATTGGTGCTTAATGGTCCAATTACCGGAGCACTTGCATATCCACCGCTCATATAAGGAATATTTGTGTATTGATGATAAGCAATCGTTGTCATATACTATAGCTATGGAAAAGAAAATTCCAAACATTTACCGTCGTTTTGTGTATCTCTTTGATTTTCTACCACCACGTCTCTTCTTTGTTTTTCCTCCAAATAATTTATTATTCTTAAATGTAATTTGATTGACTTTTAATATGTCTTTAATTTGGTCGGTGCTTGTAGTTGTGCTACTAGTTAGTTGTTTTGTGACCGTGGTCAGTTTATTAACAGAATCTTTGTATGATTGTCCCGTTTGTTTTCTAAGCTGACCAATTTTATCTCTTATACTACTAAGTAATCCTCCAACAGTTCCTGTAAATCCACTTATGGTTATCTGTTGTTGCATTAAAGGAACTGTTTGGGGTGATGATGCCGCAGGCTCAGGTTCTGATGCTAAAGGCGAATTTTGAACTGACTCCGACTCTTGCTGTGGAGCTAATTCTTGTTCTTGTTCTTGTTCTTGTTCTTGTTTTGGTTCTTCAATATTTCCAGGAGCTTGTATGTTTTCCTTTTCTTGCTCTTGCTCAATAAGTCCATTTATTAATTCTGCGTTTGCCATTGCAGAATTTTTAATTTCAGAAACATCGCATTCACTATTTTTAATTTCATCTGCCTTTGCCATTATCTCGTTATTGGATGTTTTAATTGATGCTAAAGATCTCATTAACTGCCCACCCCTTCTACTTCTTTTACGCAAATTCTTGGTTTTTCTTGTTTTTACCATTTTACAATTATATTATATTGTGTTATAATTATAAAATTAAAAATATTAAAAATATTAAAAAAAAATATTACTAAATATATTTAAAAGCGTCTAATCGCTCTAATAGCGGATTGAGATGCGCTGGATCTGTTTCCACCATACGATACATCATTATAGTTTTTATTAAGCGCCTTTTGCTTGGAATATCTAATGTAATCAGAACTATCATAAACATATTTGATGTTACACGATGAAGGGGGGACACCAGTTCCATCGCACATGTTTTGGATATGTCCAAAATGATTCTTTAGCCCAAACATACCAGGACGACTTTGGAATGTCTGGCATGGCCCACCACATGAATAATTTTTACGACTTAATAAATCGCCTGCGTTGTTGATTGCACGGAATGGAGTGCAAATAGATTTTTGATTATTAACAAGTCTAGCATAATTTGTGTTCCATGCGTTTTTTAGGGTAAAACGAGTATCAATAAACTCGTTATTGTTGTTTGTTGTAATAAGCGCTTGAGGAATAAATCCAGGAAGTCCGCCGCCCAAAGGATATTTGCCTGGGATATATATGCTGGAACCACCAGAACCGCTAATAGGATTTGTATAACCAATAGAGCTTGCCATTTTATATATATAAATATAATATATAAAATAGTTTTTTGCTAAAATAATATTTGTATAAATTATATACTTAATGAACAGTTTCAATCTCTCAAAAGTATTATTTACCTTTGTTGTTTTTGTTGCAATTGATTCAACCTATTTGATTTCTATGAAAGGTTATTTTGATGAACAAATAAAACAAATACAAGGTAGTCCTATTCAAATGAATATTTATGCCGCAATTTTATGCTAC